ATCTGCTGCAAAATTGCAGAGGTTATTGTTTCCGGAGGCGTAAGGCGTTCTGCTCTTATTTCGCTTTCTGATGTCGGCGACCATGAGATGGCAATGGCGAAAACAGGCCAGTGGTGGATGACACACCCACACCGCGCCCTTTCCAACAACTCAGCGGTTTATAATGAGAAGCCTCCAATCGGCCAGTTCTTATCTGAGTGGAATGCTCTATATAACTCCAAGTCAGGCGAAAGAGGTATCTTCAACAGGCAGGCTTCTTATGCTCAGGCTCTGAAGAATGGACGCAGAAAAGTAGAGGGTGTCAAGTTCGGGACAAATCCATGTTCAGAAATCATCCTTCGACCTTATCAATTCTGCAATCTGAGTGAGGTTGTGTGTCGTGCCGAGGACACTCTTGAAACTCTCAAGAATAAAGTTGAGTTGGCTACGATAATTGGAACAGTTCAATCGACCCTAACTAACTTCAAGTATCTTCGCAAAATCTGGAAAGACAATTGTGAGGAAGAACGTCTGCTCGGTGTTTCCATGACTGGCGTCTTCGACAACATGAAGCTTTTTGATAATAACTGGCAGGATACGCTAAAACAGCATGCCGTCGAAGTTAACAAAAAGTGGGCAAACATTTTTGGAATCAATCAATCAACAGCTATCACTTGCATCAAGCCATCAGGTTCAGTAAGCCAGCTTGTTGATTCTGCTTCTGGTATTCATCCTCGTCATAACAAATATTATATTCGTAGCATCAGAGGCGACAACTTCGATCCAATGACAGAGTTTCTCAAGAACGCTGGAGTTCCAAACGAACCGAATGTCATGAGCCCAAACAAGAGCACAGTCTTTTATTTCCCACAAAAGGCTCCAGATGGCGCTCTTGTTCGGCATGATCTGAGTGCTATTAGACATCTTGAGTATTGGCTTCAGTGTCAGCGCGAGTGGTGCGAGCACAAACCCTCAGTAACCATCAATGTTGCCGAAGATGAGTGGGTTGAGGTTGCAGCTTTCGTCTATAAATATTTTGATGAGATTACTGGTGTGGCATTCCTCCCCAGAGACGATCATACGTATGAGCAGGCTCCATATCAAGATATTGATGAAGAAACCTACAATAAATGGATTGAGACTTTCCCCAAAAACATTGATTGGTCAAAACTACCCGATTTCGAGACTGAAGACACTACAAAAGGAAGTCAGGAATTAGCATGTAGTAGTGACACGGGTGGATGTGAGGTCGTTTCTTTGTAGATGTTTTAGTTTAAAACGATGAGAAACCGCACAACTTCTGCAACAAAACGCCTTTATTTCTTTTTTAGCTGCTCTTGTTGTAAACGTTAAAGAACAATTAGGGCAGGCCTTTGATACCGTTTCATTGATTTTGTTGTGCGCTTTCTTTCCTTTTAATTTTCTAGAAACAATTTTCACTATTTCTGGGTTTTTCATAGGATTAGAATCAAACATTCTTTTTGATTGTTCTGGGTTTTTCTTTCCTTTATTTGACGATGGTCTGCCTTTTTTGGCCAAACTCATTTTGAGTCTTGTTTCTTCACTGATGACTAATCCGTAAAAACCACCACCACCATCTGTTCGATTAAGTAGTATTCCTGCGCCCATATCTTTGCGACCATACCATTTTATGTATCTACGTTCTAACGCTTGGGCTCCAATATCGCTAAGATTTGTTTCTAAGAAAACAATTCTGTTTTTATCTTTTGGTACTGGTATTTTTCCATGACGAGAATAAACTCTTCTTTTTTTGCCCTTGCCAATATAATACGGGGTTCTGTCTGATTTTCTCAGATAAGCGTAGACGTAATAAATATACATAGCTGGATATCCTTTCTTATCTAGAGCTAGTGGGACTGGCATCCGCGACTAGCATTTTATTTATACAGAAATTATCTCACTGAGATGTGAGTTTTATAAATAAGAGGTTGTGTCTTAGCAAAGGGTCAAAAATGTCACAGATACTAAAAGAATTGCAGGAATTGGGTGCTTCCGCAAAAGATCGAATTGGTGGTCTTGAGGCTGCTATCAAAACAAAACAAAAAGAAATTAATGATCGAAACATCAGGGTTCAAAGTCAAGACGAAAAAGATCGTAGTGACATAGAAGCGTTTAGACGAGAGATTGAACAGCTTAATTCACGTACTGTGGAATTAGAAAAATTAGACGACTTCATGTCTGGCAGACTCAAAAATTCTCCCACATTTGTCGAGGTTCCTGGACCTGAACGTATCGTCGAAGTTATTAAAGAAGTTCCTGGCCCCGAGCGTGTTGTTGAGGTTATTAAAGAAGTTACTGTTGAAGTTCCAGGTCCCGAGCGCGTGGTAGAAGTAATTAAGGAAGTTCCTGGACCCGAACGTATCATCGAAATGGAAATTCCAGGCCCAACAGAGATTGTTGAGATTATCAAGGAAGTGCCTGGACCCGAACGTATCATCGAAATGGAAATTCCTGGACCCGAACGTATCGTAGAAGTAATCAAAGAAGTAACTGTTGAGGTTCCTGGGCCAGAAAGAATTGTAGAAGTTGAGAAAATTGTAGAGGTTATTAAAGAAGTTCAAGTGGAAGTTCCTGGCCCTGAGCGTGTTGTAGAAGTTATCAAAGAAGTAACTGTTGAGGTTCCTGGGCCAGAAAGAATTGTAGAAGTTGAGAAAGTTGTTGAGGTTCTTGGGCCAGAACGTATCGTCACTGTAGAGGTTCCTGGACCTGAGCGTGTTGTTGAGGTCCTAGGTCCCGAGCGTGTTGTAGAAGTAGAAGTTCTTAAAGAAGTTCAGGTTCCTTTTGAAGTCTTGAAAGAAGTTCCTGTGGAAGTTATCAAAGAAGTCACGATTGAAGTTCCTGGACCTGAGCGTGTTGTAGAAGTAGAAGTAATCAAAGAAGTTCAGGTGGAAGACACAACTAAGATTGATGAGCTACAGGATAGAATCTCTTCTCTACAAATCCAACTTGACAATATCTTAAATCCTGCTCCAGCACCAGTCGAACCAGTAGTTGAGCCAGTGGTAGAACCTGTTGTCGAACCAACTCCTGTTGAAACTGCAAACACAGATCCCGCGACGGTACCATAAGAAGACTAGATTAATCTGTATACTAAAAGAGCCTTTCGGGGCTCTTTTTTTTATATAAATAATCTAAAGAAGAAACTGTTGAATCGGGAGAGTGTGTTGAAGACATTTAAAGATTTTTTCACGACAAAGTCGTACAACACATCACTTTCTCATGTTGCTAGTACGATTTCTTCTAACATGGCGAAACAACATGTTGATTCAGGGCAACCAGGATCAGCTAACTATGTGGCAAAAGTAGAGTATCATCCACACAAGACAAATCCTACAAAAGATTTATATAGAGTAACAGTCAGTAATAATGGCCAGCTTGTTATAGATAAACAGTATTCGCCAAACGAATTTATCAATCGTGTTGTGAGAGCACAAGGTCAAGTTCCTAAAAAATATGCCACAATAAAACATGACAACAATCCAGAAACTTTTAGTATATCAACCTGGGGCGATAGGTAGTTGACTTGGCATTATGATGGCAAAGAGTTAGAAGAGCCGCCCGATGATGCATTCGGGTTTGTGTACCTTATAGAGTGCACAAAGAACGGTAAGAAATACTACGGTAAGAAACTCCTCACCAAAGCTGGATACAAACAAGTAAAAGGCAAAAGAAAGAAGATCAGAAAAGAGTCTGATTGGAAAACTTATTTCGGATCATCAAAAGAACTGTTATCAGACGTTGGGCTTTTAGGAGAAAAACACTTTAAGAGAACTATCCTCCGTTTCTGTAAAACGAGAGGTGAGTGTAATTACTTTGAATCAAAATTTATCTTGGAATCGGATGCAATTCTTTCTGATAAATACTATAATGATTGGATTTCTGTCAAGGTGTCGTCGAGCCACCTTAAAAATATCAAAATAGCTTGACAATTAACAAAAAAGAAAGTATATTTGTATTCGGCTCTAGTGGGAGAACAAGAAAGAAATTGGAAACGGTCTTACAACACAAGCATCTGATTATCAGAGCAGAAGTAGAAAATCCACCAAAAGACACAGATCTTATTAATGAGTGGATGAAAAATCTAGTAGACAAAATTGGTATGAAGATCCTCATGGGTCCATACAGCGTCTACTCCAACATGGTAGGCAATCAGGGTCTGACTGCAGTTACGATTATCGAAACGAGTCATATTGCTATGCACGTTTGGGATGCTGTGAGTCCAGGATTGATGGAGTTCGATGTTTATACATGTTCGACCCTCAACCCACAAGACATTCTCGATGAGATGGAACAGTTTTCACCAACGAAGATTGAGTACTTCTTCATTGATCGGGAAAACACCCTAACTGTTTTGGAAGAAAAGAAAGTAGCATAAGAGAAATTATTATGGAAGAAAGATATGTGGTATACTCAAAAGAGAACTGCTCTTACTGTCAACAAGCAAAAAGTCTCTTACTGATAAAGGGCAAGTCCTTCGTCATCAGACAACTAAACGTTGATTTTACACTGGAAGAATTTATTACAAAGTTCCCAGAACAAAAAACATTTCCGATGGTTGTTCACGAGAAAAACGACGTTAATATGGAAGAAAAATTTTACATCGAAATTGGTGGTTATGATAGATTGAAGGAGTATTTGAAATGAGCTATATTGATGAACTGAAAAATAATATCTGCACTGTTGTCTTCACAAAGGTCAACGGAGAGGCAAGGCGAATGCGTTGCACCCTGCAGGAAGATCTTTTGCCTGCTAAAGAAACAGAATCAACACGCAAACAAAACGATGATGTTATTTCTGTTTGGGATCTAGAAAATGAAGGATGGCGTTCATTCAGAAAAGATTCTGTGATTGACTTTGCAATTGTTCTTAACGAGAAACCTCTGTGATATTTCCTACTATTCTTTTTACAGAGACTTGGGCGGATGAGGCCCTGGTAGGTATTTTGGTCGAGAATAAGTTGGCCAGAATCAATAATGAGAATAAACCAATACTGACGACTTATGGTGTGGACTTTTTTACCAACAACGGACACCTTAATCGACAAGAGTTTAAAGATTTGATTAGATCTATGGATAACAAAAATGGAAAAAAATGAATTGAACGCCAATGCTAATGGCGGAACTGAACTTGTCACTCGTGGACTTTTCGAGAGGCTTGGCAATGATCTTGATGGGGTGCAACTGATCAGCTCTCGTGTCCGAGAAATCGAGCGAAACAAGAAGCGCATCCTACACCTTCATGATCTGCCCGAAGATCCAGAGTCTCAGCATCTGAGCAATGAGCTTTCACGCAACAGGTTCAATGCCCTGGTTTTTGTTTCTTATTGGCAGATGCAACAATATATTGACAAGCTTGGTGTACCAAACACAACACAGTGTTTTGTGATCAACAATGGCATTGATCCTATTCCTGAAGCCCAGAAACCAGATCCTTCTGAGAAAGTAAGGCTAATCTACACATCAACGCCCCACAGAGGATTGCAGATTCTCGTTCCTGTATTCGAGCATCTTTATGAGAAGTATGATGGAAAGCTAGAGCTTGATGTTTTCTCATCATTCAATATCTATGGCTGGCCAGAACGAGACAAACCATATGAGGATCTGTTCAAACGTTGTATTGATCATCCTGGCATTAACTACCACGGATTCAAACCAAACGCTGTTGTAAGAGAGGCTTTACAGAAAGCCCACATCTTCGCCTATCCTTCGATGTGGAAAGAGACTTTCTGTCTGGCGATGGTCGAGGCTATGTCGGCTAATTGCCTCTGTGTCCATTCTGATCTGGCTGCTCTACCTGAAATCTCTGCTGGACTCAATGTGATGTATCGTTACTCAGATGACATCAATGAGCACGCCAACATATTCGCCAATACTCTTGAACAGGGCATCAAAATGACCCTAGAAGATTCTTTTAAACCACAACTGAATAAGTTCTATTCGGATCAAAGATATGGCTGGGACTCTGTAATACCCCAGTGGAAGTCATTGATTTCCTTCGTAAAAAACGATTGACTTTTCAAGTAATATAGGTTAGAATGGTACTTGTTCTAGCTTAGGGAAAAAGATGAACAAGCTCAAGAAACGCAAGGCACGTAGATCTTCTGGAAATACCGATGTATACTACGGCGCAGAGCCCATTATTATAGGCGGAGTCACCCAATCACAACTTTCGAAAGCCCTGACTTGGTATCACTATACCCAGGATGTTGAGAAGGGTCAAAAGTGGCTGGCTGATTGGCTCGCTCTCGATGGTCAGCCCAAGACCTCCATTCAGTGTATCAAACGCCTCAACCCGAAGAAGGTCGTACCGACTGTATTCTGGATGGCCAAGATGCTTCTGAATGGAACGAAGTTCGATAAAGACACAACGAAACGATTTGGTCTCCAGGTCAAAGAGATGATCGATATCGGAAACAAACTGAGTGAT